TGATGCTGATGCTACACTTTGGTAATGCTTTGCTGAGTAGTCTACAGTTGTGCCATCAGACAGTGTGTACTGTGAGTTAACTGGATGTATAGCAAGCTTAGTAGCATCAGGGATGATGTTACCTGTCGCTGATGTAACTGCTGCGTTAGCCGCTACAGTAGCTGCTGCTGTTGCTGCTGCTGAAATACCGTCAGCGTAAGCTTTAGTAGCTGCATCCGTATTAGATGTAGGCGTACCTACGTTGTTGATGATACTACCACCAGCATCCCACCGATTGGCAGGTGTTAGTGTAATTGAATCATTAGAAGTATCAATAGCTTCCTGTGCTGCGTGGAAGACCTGAATATTACTATCATCCAAGTCTTCTTCAGTAAGTACAGAGCCAGAGGCAAAGTCAATAGCACGTGCTGCCAAGCTTGTGGTACGTCTGACCTGTACCAGTGAACCAGATGCAACAGGAGATGTTAGCTGTACGCTAGAGCTAGAAGGAAAAGTTAGACCTGTCTGAGCCACACCATCTACTGTTACACTAATCTCAGACTGAGCAGTAAATGTAAAAGGGATACTAAAGGTATCCGTAGTATTGTTTGTTGGTTGGTAATTTTGATATGAAAAAGCCATGTGTTTTCCTATTAGTTTGCTAGTTCGTTAGCAGCTTGGTTTAGTAATGATCTTGCTCCATAGAGTGAGGACATAGGCAGTAGTCTTAGTAGGGAACGTATTTCGGATTCAGTCATATCGCCCTCTGCTATTGCCTTACCTGAGCCTAGTATCTTTTGAAGAATACTTATAGAGGCTGGGGTAATAGCATAGTTGTTGCCATCCATAGCACCTGTAGTAACATCAAAGATAAGACCAAAGGTAGATGCTGCGCCTATCTGACTGAGTGCGCCTTCTACCAAACGTCCTGTAGATAAGTTTTCTTTAATGTACTTGTCTCTATCACCACGGCCTTCTGCATTAAGATATACACGTCCTGTATACATAAGGCTACCCATGAACACAGAACTAAGTAAAATCTTAGTAACAGTAGTAGCATCCCCATTAAAGGCTCTTACACCTAAACGCATTGCCTGTTGTTCCATGGCTGCCAGTGGGAAACTAAGGAACTGAAACACAGTCTTACCCCACTCACTACGTAGGAACGCATTGGTAGAACCAAGGCTCATCTCTTGCACGTTCTGCGTAGTATCACGATAAGCAGCTACTTGAAAGGCATCCCTTACATCCTCATCCCAATTCTTGGTGTTGAGGCTTTCTAGGATTTTCTTATCTCCATCCTTAAATGTAGAGTGTCTTAAGATTTGCTCTCTAATTTTAAGAGACATTGTAGGATCAATGCCTAACTGCTCTAGTTTAATTTGAGAGAAGGGGTTATCATTCTTACGTGCTGCTCTAGACCATGCTGTAGCAAAGTTTAGCATAGACATTCTACGTAGGCCAGCAGTAACTGGTGTTAGTCCAGAAAGAAAGGCTGTTGCTTCTCTTCCTCTACCCAACCACTCATCTGTCTTAGTGATCTTTGCATCATCTGTTATATCCATAGCGTCACCTTCAAAACGGCTAACGCGAGTGAATTTACCAGTGAGTACATCAGTCCCAAGTCCAGTCAGTTCCTCTAATTCTCTAATCATAGCACTGTCAAGTTTACCATCAGCAGCAATCTTAAACATCTTACGATACTGTGGCATAGTCCTAAGAAGAACAGGCAAAGAGTTTTCCATAAGTACGTTAGTCAACTCCATAAGTGCTGCCATCCCTGACATACCCATGTGCATCATAAAGCTTACTTCACGTGTTCTACGTAGTATCTGCCTAGTACCAAAAGCTGGATCACCTGCCTTAAAACCTAAGCGTCCTGTAATGCCATCATACATAAACTCAAGAGCTTCGATTTCTTTATTAAGAGTATCGGCGTTCTGATTAATTGTTTGAGCTTCATTACGCATCTTAGTGATAAGGCTTTCTAGAGAACTACCCGCATCATTGGTATCAATACCATTACGAGCTAGTCCAATAGCACCTGACATCTGAAAGATGTAAGCGTTGCTTAAGTTCTCAATATCTTCTTCCAACAGATCAGTAAACTTTAACTGCTCTATAGAACCATCATCAAGACGCACATCAATAGATGTGTTTTCATCTAGGAGTAAGCGAGGACGAGAACGCTTATGTCCCTTAACTCTTGTGTTCTTTGTAAGGGTGTCTATAAGCTGATCTATCTGAGCATCAGGGATGTTCTCATCCTGCATGGCTTTACGTAGGTCTTCCATGTTAAACTCAAAAGCTCTGTGCATGGATGTAAATCTACGTGAAAGGACTGTCTTAGTATAACCACGTGCCATATCACCTATAACATCAGGTGCTAAGTTCTTATCAATATCAGGCTGTGCGTTACGGATAGCTTTCTCAACTAGCTCCGTTACTGCTACTTCTGTCTTATCACCAAACTTAGTACGCAGTGAGGAGATACGCTCATCACTAAACAAACGTGGTAGGTAGTTAGGTTGTTTATCTAACACCCCTGCTGTAAAGCCACCCACGTTATGCTTAATAGCCATCTCACCTAGCTCTTTCTGCTGCTGCATAACTTCCTTAGCAACCTGACGTACCTCAGGGTCTATAGCATCGTCAAGACCCCCACGTATTGCACGTGATACTAGGATGTTAAAGTCTGTTAAGTCTCTACCAGTACGCTTAGACCAGTTCTTGCGATTAATAAACAAGCTTCTGGAAAACTTACTACGGTAGATATGCTCAAGCATTGCCTTGTATTCTGAGGCTGATGCTCCTACAACAGTGCGGTCTACGTTACCTGAGCTATTAAGGCCAAGCCTATCAGCAGCAGCGCGAACAAAACCATTCTCTGAGTTCTTGGTGAGATTGAAGACAGATAGTCTCTTACGTAGTGGGGCAAGAAACGTGCCGCCAAGCTGTTTAGAAGTAGCTCTGGCTTCAGCCTCTGTAATCTCTCCAACAGACCTTGGAACATCTGTAGCATCCACATCATCTAAATCTCCCCTGCGTTCCACTTCAGCAATGATACGCTCTGTAAGTCGGTCAACATTGTTAGCATCATAGAAAGCTTTTTCATCAGCCGTAAGTTCTTCACCTAGTGCTACCTTCTGTGATAGCTCCTGCACCTTTCTATTTCTAGCAAATGCAGTAGTAACACCACCTACAGTACCACCCAGTACACCGCCAGTAAGACCAGCAAGGAGTACATCCCCGCCTGTAATGTCATACTTTAACCTTGCACGGATTGCTTCAAAGGCCGTTGCTTCACCTGCTCCAACAACCGCACCAAGTTTAGTAGCACGGTAGACGTTGTAGCCACGTTTAGCTGTAAGACCAGCAGCCGTAGCTGTACCAGTAAGGGGTGCAGCAGGGCCACTAGCAGCCGCTACAGCCGCTGTGGTAGCACCGATAGTGGCAAGCTCTGTGGGGTCAAACATAGCGGCTAGAACGGTAGCTAATGTACCCTTCCAGCCAGCTTGTTCTAGGTCTAACCTGTTCCGTTGAGTTATCTGAAAGTCCTTTGACATCTGCATAGCATAGTCATAGCTAACATCCTTAGCAGCCTCAAGGACTTCTTCAATAGCCTCAGGACTATCCAAAGTTCCTACCAGAGCGTCAGTTACCTCTGGTGTCAGGTTTTTTACAGGTTGCTTGGCTATCTCAGTAAAGCGGTAACCGTTGCGTAGAAGAGTAGAATCAATATGCTCTTCCTGTCTAGCTGTGGAAAGAAGATTGAGGAAACTAACATCCTTGTCAGTCTTCAATGCCTTCTCTCTTTCTGCTCTTAGTGTAGCTTCAGAGACAGTAGGTACAATCGGAACAGGTTGTACATCTGTTACACCGAAAGCTCTAGCAGTTTCTTGAGAGAGTTCGTCAGCCATAGTTTTTCCTTTTATCCAAAGATATTATCATACATGCTAGTAAGAAAGTTCTTAGCTTTCTTTACAGTTTTTCTAGCGTATACACCTGCTTTTAGTTCAAGCATAGATGGTAAGCTTTCAGTAGGAATATCAGATGCGTTCTGTACTCTTCTAAAGTTTACTTCTTTTTCAGTCATATTATAGGATGACATAGTTACCCTATCACCAGTGTTACCACCAATAAAGAATACTTCATCGCCTTCTACTTTAACAACAATACCTACGTGACCATAACCTAACTTAAACTTTTTACGCTCATCTTTAGTATGTTGTTTAATCATAATATCACCAGCCTTAACTTGTGTAGGTTCTACTTGAGTTCCTACCTTAGTGTAAGCCTTGGCTCTTATTTGGTCAAACTTGTCAGTACCAAATAAAGCTTTGGTGTCTACTCCAGAATCACGGAGAACCTGTGTTAAGAACGCAGCACACCATGCCTTATTAGTAGCAAACTGTTCTGCTGTTTCTTGGTCAGGGTTCCAGTTACCTACAGATGTCTCAAAGAAACCTTTGACAGCCTTTGCACCCTCATCTGTGTTCTCATCAATACCATAGTATTTATAAGCAGCATCAGCAGGGTTTTGAGATAGGGCAATATCAACAACAGCAGAAGCTGTTGGAGCATCCCCTACATTTAACTTTTCTGCCTCTGGAATAACATCAGTATCAGCATGAGCTTTAGTTATAAAGCCATCAAAGATAGATGTAGCAGCATCACCTAAGTTTGCACCTACTTCATCAGCTACCCGCATAGCCCTATCTTTAGTTTGTGTAGCCCACTTAGTAGCTGTAACTTTACCATCTTCTGCTACATTGTAAAGCATATTAAACTTAGCGTTAGCAAGAGCAGTAGCCTGTTCTATAGAACCTTCAGCATACTGTGCAGCTTCTTTAATTGACTCCATAAACTTAGGCCACTGTTTGGTGACGTTAAATCTACCTAGCTGATAACCCATCTGGATCATACCAGACTGTGCAGACTCAGGTAAGTTCTTAAAGCCATCTACTACGTCAGTGAAGTAGTCGGATGTTTTCTGTACCTTTAGAGCTACTACTGCTGTTGATTCCTCAGGCTGTACATTATTTACATCCTTAATTAAGGCTTTTTCATCAGGCTCAAGGGACTCAATTTGTAAGCCATGTCCTACAGCTTGTTTACCCATATCATCATAAGGAGTATACTTAAAACCCTCATCTTTCATAATGGTAGTGGCTGCTGCTGTAGACACAGGATTAAGTGTAGAAGCAATCTTGTTAATAACCTCAGAAGCCTGTGGCCCTGCATCGCTAAACATATCAGTAAAGGCGTTCATAAGATTTATCTCACCAACTCCTGTACCCTGCTCTGCTCTTTTAGCAGCCGCTGCTTCAGGTGTTACTGTTTCTCTAAGTTTACCTGTTCCCTTAAGCTTGTCTAACTGTTCTTTTAGGAAGTCAACTTCTCTGCCAATACCTTCGGCTGTAGGACGCATACTCCAAATCTTTTGTAGTATAACATTGTCTACACTAAAGGCTTTTCGTAAGTCTTTAACAACAGGTGATTTTACAAAATCTTCAAACGTACCTGCTTCACCTACTTTACCAGTACCACCAAAGTAATTTGTTATGGTAGGTGATCCTACAAACTGAGCATCATCAATTGTTCCCATAACACCAGAGACATACTTATCATCTTCAGAAGTACGCTGGATACGTTCAGCTATCATAGCCCGTGCTGTCTCAGGGTTTAGGGCAACTGATACAGGTAACTCTCCAAGACTTCCTACAGTAGTACCATCCTCATTAATAATAGCAACAGTAAATTTATTAGGATTAATGCTACGAGTTAGTACTATACCAGCACCACCCCTAGCTTCTATAGCATTAATTGTAGATGGTCTTTGAGCTTCTTCATTAATATATGACTGTAACTTAGCTACTTCATTACCATTACGATTTACATTAGTATTAAGAAGAGGCAGAGCGTGTTTAGAGCCTATGCTACTTTCTACAATAGCAAAGTCTTTACGTGCATCTTTTACTGCTAGGATAGTGGCTTTATCTAAGTCTACACCCATCTGCATGTAAACGTCTACACCCTCTTGGATATAAGGTAACATACTTCTTGTGTTTGTAAGTTCGTCAAAGTCGCTTATATCTGTTATGCCTCTATCTAAAGCATCCTGTATTTCTGTAGTACTGGCTTTACGTGTAGGTAAACTAAGATCAATAGTACGCACCATCTCCAAGGCTTCTCTAACTACACCCATAGATGGCCCCTCTGGGCCTCCTACACCAGCCTTTTCGATGTGGTAGTCCAAAGCTCTCATAAGCTTTCGCTGATCTTCAGAGAGTATATCCTTACTCATATCAATGTCAAAACCATCCATCTTTTTATAAGATGTATAGGCTGCTGCTGATAGAGCTACGTTTTCATCTGTTAAACCTATCCCAGCAGAAAACGCTGCCAAGCCTGATAAGATAGCATTTTTATCCTTGGCTGGAACTCTCTGTAGTGGTACATACAACATACGTAGGGCATCACCCTCTGACAAGTTCTGCCGTACAGCTTCAGCTTCAATAGCCGCAACAATGTCCTTTTCACTGACGGACTTAGAAGTACCGTCTGCAAATACAATATCGCCGCCTATTGAATTAACTTGTTTAGTCTCTAAGAATTGAGCTACTTGCGATTGTACTTCTGATTTAAAGTATGCGTTCTTACCAGCCGTAGCTCTTTCAGAGTCATAAGAAGC